TTTACCTACTATATTTAAAGCAATAGGTACAGCATTAAGTTTTACACCATTAGCACCTGTAGGTTTGGCTATGACTACACTTGCTAACCTACAGTCTGGAAATCATCTTAGTGCCGCTGCTGGTGTTTTAGGAAGTACTGCTAATTTAGCAGGTGTTGGTCAAAGTTTAGGAGAAGCTACAGGATTAGGTACTACTGTAGGTAATGGTATTGTTAGGGGTGGTATTGGTGCCTTAGGAGCTTTAGATAAAGGTGGTTCTAGTGCCCTCCTTAGTGGACTTGGGTCTGGTTTAAGTAGTGCTGCTGGAGATTTAGTGTCTTCTAATTTAGGTGGTATATTTGGACAAAAAGGTTCTAATATAATTGGTGGTGGTGTTAGTGGAGCTTTACAAAGTGTATTCAACAAAGAGAATCCATTACAAGGTGCTGTACAGGGTGGTTTATCTTCTGGTTTAGGTTCTTTCCTGAGTTCTTTAAATAGTAATGGAGAGAATATGGATAGCAAGAGAAAACAAACTTATAATAATGCTGGTAAAACTTTAGTTAATTTAATTAAACCTAAGATAGTAAAGGGTAGATAATGGCACAAAAAACTCAAGTAGGTTTATTACAAAAAGTTAAAATACCTTTATTTGGTGCTTATTCTAATCGTGGTATTGATCCTGATAAAGATCAAAGATTTATAAATTGTTTTCCAGAGTCTAGGAAAATAGAACAAACAGATCAAACAAGAGTAGCTTTAGTAAAGAGACCTGGTGTTAATGTATATAAACAATTTCAAGGTGATCCGGGAGAAGGTAGTAATTTAGGTAGAGGTCTTATTTATTTTCATGGAGCTTTATTTGCTGCTATTGATGATACCCTTATTATGGATAATCCTTTTGGTGGTGGTGGAACACCTGTTGTAATTATAACAATGACAACTTTTACAGGTAAAGTTGGACTTGTGTTAGGTAATTCTGCTATAATGGGAGATTACCTTTTTGTTTGTGATGGTGTGAATGGTTGGTATATAGACACTGCCTTTGCAGTTACAGTTATTTCTGATCCTGATTTTCCAACACCTCATGTACCAACTCCTGTATTTCTAGATGGTTATATTTGTCTTCCAAAAGGATCTGATATATTCTCTTGTGATCTTGATACACCAAGTAGTTGGAATTCTAGTAACTTTGTATCAGCAGAAAGTTTTCCAGATCCAATTGTAGGATTAGCAAGACAGAATAATCAGATTATAGCTTTTGGTTCTAGTTCTACAGAATTCTTTTATGATGCTGCTAATGCAAGTGGTTCTCCATTTAATAGGAATGAATCTGCTATCATACAAACAGGTTGTGCAGCTAATCATTGTATATATCAAAATGAAAGATATTGTGCTTTCATAGGACAATCTGATAGTGGTGGTAGGGCAGTTTGGTTTATTGACGGTTTCCAGCCTAAGCGAGTTTCTGATGAATTTATTGATCGTATTATAGATTCTGAAGTTAATTTATCTTTATGTGCAGGATTCGGAGTTAGAACAAAAGGCCATATGTTTTATGTCATAAATTTAAGTACTGCTAATAGAACTTTTGTATATGATGTAGATGAGAAATTATGGCATGAATGGTCATCTCAGTCTCCACCTGGAGTTAATAATGTCTTTGCTTATAACCATGCTGCTGATTGTGGAACTGGTAAGGTATATCTACAAGGGACAAATTCAGGGTATGTTTATTATTTAAATCCTGAACTCTATTGGGATATCTTAGATAAGTTTGATGCAATTGCAACAATAATAGTTTCTATTATAACTAATAAATATGATATGGATACTATAAATAGAAAAAGATTACATTCTGTTAGATTCTTTTTAGATCGCGATAATAATCCTCTAGTAAATGAAACTTTAAACTTTTCATATTCTGATGATGATTATCAATCTGATATAGGACCAATAACTGTTGATTTAGTTTCTAGTACTACAGAGGGATTCGGTGCTCCTATTATTTATCAATTAGGATCTTTTAGACGTAGATCATTTTTTATATTGTACTATGGTACATCAAATATAAGATTTGAAGCTTTAGAATTATGTTATACTGAAGGGACTTCTTAATGGCTTCCGGCGCTTTACCACCTCCCCCGATTCAAGATAAACCTGGTTCTTTTACTTGGCTTGAATGGTATCGACAATTAAGAGCTTATGTTTCTACATCTGGTTCTGTTCCTTGGTATATAATTAACTTTGCTGGTTCTAATATAACAGATATTGCTCTTAGAGATCATGATAGTTTGCAGAGTTTGCAAGGTGGTACATCAGGAGAACATTACCACTTAACAGCAGCTGAACATACTGCTCTAGGAACACCTGCTGTTCATAATAGTTTAACAGGACTACAAGGGGGCATTGCTACAGAGTACTATCACTTAAAGAATTCTGAGTATACAGCTTTAACAGGATCTATTCAAGGTACTTGGACACCTACATTTACTAATCTAACTGTAGTTGCAGGAACTGGTGGTGCTACTTATGCTGGTAGATATTCTAAATTAGGTAGAACAGTTTTTTATACTGTAACTATTACATGTACAGGTACAGCTACTACTGCTTCTACAGCAGGAACTACCTACTGTGATTTACCTGTTAATCCTACACAAGATGATGCTGTATTGATAGCTGATAAAACTACAAGTTTAGGTTTAGGTACAGGATATTTAGATTTTACAAACAACCGTTGTTATCCCTGTTCATGGACAGCAACAGGTAACACAATAATAATTTCAGGGAAATACGAGGTTTAATATGCCAGAAGAAGAACAGTTTTATTCAGATGATACCGCTCAAGGGCAGGAAGGCGGATTTGGTGGATATATGGATGAGAGTGTAGGAGCAACTCCAAGTTTTGGTCAAGAAACAGATTATAGTTTCTTTCCAAAAAATAATTTCGGTCAAAGTGATTTTAATTTAGGTAATATAGATTATTCTAATTTGGATGGTCTTGATTCTTTGTTTAAAATGAATCAAGGTCAAAATGGTATGACAGATTTTTCATTTCCAGGATATGCTAATTATCAAGGTATGTCTTTACCACAAGGTAATACAAGTCCTACAATTTCTTGGGGAGATACATTAACTAAGATGCTTGGTGGTCTTGGTGGATTGTTTGGTCAAAATAAAAACCAACAACGTGGAGGTCAATTAAGTTCAGGTCTTGGTAGTATTATTAGTGCTTTACTTACTGGTAAGCAAAACACACAAAATGCACAACAGTCTAAGAATATAATTAACCAACAACAAGCAGCTACAGATCCTTTTGCATCACAACGTCCTTTCTATCAACAACAATTACAACAGTCTGTAACTAATCCTTATAGTGTTCCTATTGTTGCTGATCAAGTTAATGCCCTTAAACGAGCACAGGATATTAAGAATGCCGCTGCTGGTCGTCGTAGTAATAGTGCTTCTACTGATCCTGAGTTACTTAAAGCAATGGCGGAGGTAGCACAAAAGTATCAGAGTAGCCTACAACAACCAGCAGGTGCTAACTTTAGACCTGATATGACAGGATATAAAGAATTACTTGGTGCTAATCAACAACAGACTAATGGTTATATTAGTCCATTGTTATCTGCTCTTGGGTTTACTCAACAACAAGGAAATAACTCTGCTAATATGGAATCTACATTAGGTAATCTTGTTAAGGTATTACAGACTATGCAACAAGGGCAAGGACAAGAATAATGGCTTTCTCTCAAATAGAAACTGATTACAAACCTAACTTTGGTTTAGGTGCTTTCTACCAAGGTATTAATGCTGCTAATGCAAAACAATTATCAGAAGAGGATATATTAAAAGCTTTCCTTGCTAATCAAAAAGAACAGAATGAACAACCTCTTGATCTTATGATTAAACAATGGCAAGCTGCTCATGCTCAAGATCAAATGGGTTCTCCTGAGTATAGGAAGTCTATGCTTGATGGTTATATGGGACAAATGAATTCTCAGGTGGCTGCTGGTAAAAAGGCTATGGGTACTGT